TCAGGGGAGAAAACGATACAGGATCAGCCCCTGATATCCTTTCCCCCCCGCAACGCTCTGCCCCGCAACGCGGGTAGAATAGGCCCCCCCACCGCCTGCGCCATATCGGGTCGCGTTCATTCCCCCAAGATAACCGGCACGGCCGCCCCCACCCCAGGGTCCCGCGCCACCATTCCCCGCAAAAACGTAGGGACCATTCTGACCATCGCTGCCAGCGCTGCCCGTCTGGTTCCAGAGCGTGCCTCCACCCGTACCGCCACCGCTCCCGCCATAGGAATTCTGAGCAGTGCCAAAGACGCCAGCCCCACCGCCATCGGCTGTGAGCAACGGTTGCCCTCCGTAAGTCACAAAGCTCGGCTCACCCCGCCTGTCGGCGTCACCCCCAGCGCCGACAGTCGCTGAAAGCTGCGCGTTGCGCGACGCATCGACCGCATAGACCCCCCAGCAATCGCCTCCGGCTCCTCCGCCCGCACCGGAAAAAGACCCAGCTTCCGGCGACAGCACAGAGGTAGACGCGCCCCCTCCACCGCCGCCAATGACACGCAATTCGACCTGGCGCGCCCAGTTCGGCACCGTGAGAAGTGTGCTTGTCGAGCAGAGAGCCTGTGGCTGGCTGATCCGCTGCACGAACTCGATCGTTGCCAGGTCGGTCATGGCGCTTTGAAACGCAGCGCATTGCCGAGCAGTTACAGCGCTGAAGTTCTCAGCCCCTTCTGGTATCGACAGCACATAAAGTGGGACAGCACGCCCCCCCTCCACTGACGGAGCACTCGTCCCAGCATAAAACGTAATTCGTCCGGCGCGCCGTGTCGGCAGGGCTTTCCCCCGGTTATCGGGCCCAGCCATCGTCTGCTCGGGGTTGTCAGCATTGTAAAACGGCAAAACATCATTCAGATCGTCCATTTCCCTGCACAGGGCATAGATCGTCACCGACGCCCCGGTCATCGGGATAGCCAAATCCTGCGCCTCATTGCTGTAAAAAAGGCTCTGAATCAGGGCATTATCTGCTTCTAGCCCCGCAGATGAGCTACCGATATGCGTGCGGTCCAGGAGATCAGGCGCCATGATCGTCCCTGGGCCGAGCGTCACAGACAGAGCCTTATCGGAAAGCTGGCAGGAAAATCCGGAGGCTCTGACTGTTTCACTCCCGAACACAATCTCGGCGAGACGTCCTAGTCCTTCTTTTGCATAGCGACCAAGTCTCAGAAGATCCGTATCGAAAGGCACCGCGCCGGCGTAGATTATAGGGCGATCCATCAGTCTAGCATCCTTACCCAGGCAATCACGCCTGAAGCCTTTGTCATGCGTATCACCGCCTGAACTGTGCGCTGGTCCACAGGAATTTTCGGAAAGACCTCGAGGCAGAACTGTCCACCGTTACGTGACCCGTAACGGCTACGCGACGCTCCATAACCACCGCCATGGCACCAGGCCCCACAATCCTGTGCACTACCCAACTCGATGATCCTTGGTGCTGCCCCCGATAGGCGTCGTACCGATTCCGAAACAGCAATGCGTGTGTTCAAGGGTGCCGCGAGCGACGTCACGAGCCGACGACGGTAATGGCCGTCTTTTTCCTGCTCAAGCCGCGCCATTGCCCTAGGACCGAAAAAATCGACCGCAGCCATTTCGAGAAAGGCACCCTGCGTGGTCCCGAGCCTTGTCTGCCTCTTCACGTCGATGATCAAGTGCCAGATAACAGAGAGAACGGCGCCAAACCCCGTCAGCAACGCCTGCAACACGGGAGCCTCCTCAGCTTCGTCCCCTCGATATGCAGGAAACCAGCCCTGCGGGAGGAGAAGCCGGAGACGCCGGGCAAAATCGCGCGCCGAACCAGGAGCCAGCCCTGTATCAAGAAGAGTTTTGCGATCTGTCGCCGTCAGACCAGAAAGATCGGGATCTCTGAGAACCGCCATCAGCCCCCCACTTGCTCAACAGTGAAGAGCGGTACGCGATAATCCTTGCCATTCACATTGAGATGCAGAAAACCGCCCGCCGCTTCTGCAGGTACGGCCGCACCCGGGCTCGCCACGGGCGATGACATCTGGATCTCGCCACCGGGGGCCGGATAAAGGCCGAGATTCGCTGAGCCGTTTTCGCCCCGCTGAACATACAATCCCGCCGCCGCAAGTCCGCTTCCCGCCTGGATATTGAGGGTGTTGGTTGGTCTCGCATTGGGCGAGATTGAAAACAGCAGATCACCGGTCATGTTCGTGACGAGCAATCCGTCATCCGCAAACTGAATACGCTGCCCATTCGCTGTCTTTTCCACAGTAGAAAACAGCATGGCACCCGCGTCGAGACCCTGGACATATTCCCGTGTCTCCGGTGTCCGCCACTCGATACCCTGGTTGCGCGCCATGGAGATCGCGTTGCCATATCCATGATCGTCGCCATTGGTGCCCGCAATCGCCGTATTGCCGAAAAGGATACCCGTCTTCCATGAATCCGGATTGCTGACGAACACGATCCCGGCTTCACAATCCGCCGTCCCCTCCGTCTGTCCGCCGCCCGCACCGATCTGGATGGCGTAGGTACCGCCGCCGCAATTAGGGTGGTACGGCGTCGACATTCCTGCTGCAGCCCCCCCCAGATTCACCGCTTCGAGCTCCATGACAAAACTGGGCTGGTAGTTTACCCCGGGCATGCGCCATGCTTCGCCATAATAGGCATAGGCTGTGGCAAGTGTCGGATTTGTCGTGTCATCCGCCACCCCCCAGGATGCGACACCGATCGTGCTGGGCACATGACCAAGCTTGTCCCTGGAATTCATGGCATCCGATGTTCTCGAACCTGCGACAAAAGCACTATTGCCAAAACGGGAAAGAGACGCTGCCTGCGCATTTTCGAGCGCCCAGGGGCCGATCGATGTCGTCGCCATCAGCGCCGAAAGCCAATCCTGCTGCGCCACATCGCGCGTGTTGAGCGCTGGGTAATCCGACGCCGCACCGATAAAGAAACGATCGCCATAGCGGCTTACTTTCGCGCCTTCCTCGGCGAAGAACTCGCCGCTCGGCGGTGAATCGGCCGGGGCCCCTGCAATCTGACTCGCGGTCGCGTTCAGTGTCTCGACACCATCCGGTGTCGCGATAACGAGAACCTCTGCCCCCTGCACCGATGGGATCGGGAAGTAGCTGTTAAATTTCGGCATTACCCCTCCTGAACGATCTGAACGGAGATCGTGCCTGGAAAAAGCGACTGACTTGTTCGCGCCGCAATATCCCGCTGTGCGCCATTGAGCAGGCTATCCGTTACGGACAGAACCGAGACGCCGGCGGCGATATAAGCGACATACGCCAGACGGCTGATTGGATAACCGGCCCCAATCGCCGATGCGGATATGTCGGCCGCAATCGCCTGCTTCAAAGCCGTTTCAGCGGTCTCGCGATCGATACCTGCAGCGATCTGAACCGTGAGACCAACCGTGACTGTGAGGACTTCTGGCCTCCGCACAGCGAAGCCGATGCCGAGCGCCTTGGTCGCCGCCACGCTGGCATAAACGTTTCGCAGGACCTGTTCGGGTGTTTCTGCGCTCCCGTCGTCAACGATGACCGTGAAATATCCAGGCAGACCCGGGCCTCCATCGATCTGCCCCTCGAACACGGCATAGCTCAGATTGCTCTGCGTTTCTGCAATGGCGCTCTCGACTGCAGAGCGAGAGGCACTGGCCTTGGCCGCCAGCCAGAGCGGAAAGCGCTTGCGAAGCTGCGCATCCGTCTCCTGATCCGCGCCGTTCAGGAACATCGCCTTGTTGGTCACGATATCGATCCCGGCAACCGAAGTGCCCATGAGCGAAATGGCGCCCGCCGCCACATTGCCCAGCACGCCTTCCTGCAAGGCTTCAACCGGCAAATCGAGTGATGCCACGCCTGCCGGACGCACATATCCTTGCGTCTGCTCCGACCAGCGCGCATGCGTGGGATCTTTAACGACCTGAAAGGTAACCGCCGCAGCGGTACGCACGGTGACACCAGGACGCACGACGGCCGATATCTCGTCGAAAGAGAAACAGGTCATCGTAACCGAGCCCAAGGCTTTCACGCCCGGCAGACGGGACATACCGAAATCACCGACGAAGCTGTCGCAATCCACGCCCACTGACGTCGCAAGCCGTGTACGGCACAACACTTGCATGAGGAGATACTGAAACCACAGCCCGGTTGCGGCCACGCTCTCAATCAGGGCGCGGCCGGGCGAGCCGGTATCAAGAGTGAATTTTGCGGCGCAACTCGCCTGTGTCGTCGCGATCGCCGTCTGTACGAGCGACGAGAAAGAACGCAAGGAAAAAGCCATGGGCATTCCGATACTTCGTCGGCCAAGCCCAGATCGGGCTCAGATCGTGCCGTCCTGATTGAAAGTAAATACCTGTTCTGTATCCTCGCCTTGCTCGGTATAGGCGATCGTGCAGACATACGTGCTCATTCCTGACGGGACCAGCGTCACGCTGATGGGGCTTTTCTGGTCGATACCCGCCTCGAGGGCGAGTTGCCTCGCGATCAGCCCCTTGGTGGCATCCTCGCGTACAGGTTGCCCCACACGAGAAGGCAGACCCGCACCATAGTCGATATGCCAGAGATAAGCGCCGGGATTGGTGCACAGGCGACGCAAGATATTCTGCCGGGTAGAGAGACTTCCGGAAACCGTGTTCAGTGCTCCCTCTTGATCCAGAGACAGATCCTCTCCGAAATAATGAGAGAGCGCCATCATCCGACCGCCTTTCCGGTCATGCCATTTGCGTAGGGATGAACATGACCGCCGAGGCTATGTAGATCGGTCTTCACATCGCCACCGGAAACGGAAATTCCTCCTCCGGAAACGGAGACATCGCCACCCGAAAAAGAGAGCCCGGTGGAATCGAGCCTCATCTTCATCGACCCGACACGCAGGACGATACCCGTGTCTGTCAGCGCGCATTGCATGGAACCGGCGCCAAAGAAAACCCCGTCACGACCAAGATGAAACCAGCCAGCCTTCCCATCTACCCGCCCTCCCGGGCGTGAGGGAACGCCGCATCCTGCGCGGATGAGCAATTCTCCAGGCTGGGCACATTTGCCCGTGTGGGGTGAAATAGCCGGTCCCGCAACGACATCGAAAAGCACCGAGACAATGACATAATTTTCCCCATCCCCCTCGACCGGCATCAAGAGCACATGGGCGCCAGGCGCCGTGGGGCAGCTGAGACGCAAATCCCCCACCTGCGTCATCGCCGCATCGGGCAACCAGCCTGTCTCAATATCATCGGGCTGCACCCGTACCTTGACAGCATGATTAGCAGGATCGACGGCGGAGATAATGCCATGAACTGCATGGGCCATGCGCAGTTGGTGGGCGGCTGCCCACTGAGATCCCTGCATTCCTCTTCCTCTCAGAATACGCGGTCCCGCAACACTACCTCCTGTCGATACCCCATTACGGGATCACAAAGATGCACAACGGAATCTATCGCGAGTGTCAGTGGCTGGGCAAAAGGCCCCTCGCGCAGCGTCATGAAATGACGCGGCCCCAGACCCGCTATGGCTGGAAGCGTCACGCGCGCTTCGAGAGCATGCGAAACGATACGTGCATATTTGCCGCGTGCCAGTCGCCTGATATCGTCCATACGCTGACCGGGGGCACGAAAAGTATAGAGTGCGGCACCGGAGCGCGGCGCGTCGGTCGAATACCGCTCACCGTCATAATAGATCGCGCTTCTCGCCCGCTGGCGTGAATCCCAGGAATACACGCCCACAACAACATCGCCCGTGAGCCCCAAGTCCCGCCGAAAGGACCGTATCGTCACTCCGGCAGGCGAAAATACGCGCATGCCGCCCTCGCCTGCGGCGTAGGGGCGGTGCAATTTCACAGTTTTCCCCTGCGCATGACATTCGAACCCGTGATCCCGCGCGAGGGAGTACGCGAGATCAAAAGCGGTCTGATATCGGTTCTGCGTGGTCGAGGCCAGACGCCGATGCTCCAACTGCCAGAATTGACCGCAATATGGCCCGACATTGGCAATGGACGGATCACTCTCAAAGCCAAGGCCTGCCGAGATTACCGCTTCCCGAACAATATCCAGCGCCGTCTGATTAGCCCACGACGAGGCAATACGCGTATCGAGCAGGGACGCCATGTAATCCCGGCATTCCAACTCCAGAAGAGACGATCCATCTGCCTGTCCTACCGCATCCAGCACACCATGGAACACCGTTTGCCAGTTGGTACCGCCACTTGCATCCTGGGCCATCTGCAGGCAGATTTCTGGACGATTTAAACCGCTCCGACTTTCGAAAAACGCGTATATCGTCGGCTTATCTCGTACTGACACCCTGATACGTGCGGTGTCACAGCGCTCATACCGGGTGCATTCAATATGAAAACTGCATGCCTCGACCCCGTCCTGCCGCTCGCCATCGATCAGGAGACGCGGCTTCCACACGCGCATCGCGCTTGTCATCTGGATGGCACTCCTGACCCGTCATCTCCGCTGTCTCGATCTGGAATCACGAGCATGACCGGCACGTCGAACGCGCTCAGATCCGGATCTGACAACCCGTTTTTCTCGGCGATGCGCCACCAATGCATCGCATTTCCAAGATACCTGACAGCCAAGTGGTAGAGAGAAACATCGTCCGACGTGATTTGTACGCGCATTTCGCGTCCTCTCTCGCTTTGCTTGCAGAAATGACCCTAATCTTATGCTCAGGATCAGAAATTCGCGGTCAGAGCCTCTCCGATCAAAGCCCGGGAGCGCGTTACATGGCTCCCAGCCTCAACGCTCAGCGTTGACAGGCCGGAATTCTGCGCCATCGTCAGCAGATCCGCAGAGGAACTGATCGTGGTACGGTCCAGAGCACTCTCCGCGTCATCGCGTGCTTGAGCCAGATCACTCGCCGCCACAGAAAGAGACGACCCCGTCTGATCCAAGACGGACGTCAATCGAGCGGTATTCATCGCGCTCTGCCAGAGGGCACTCGCCTTACCGAGCGCGTTCTGTGCATCCGCAACGGCCCCGGTCGCTCCCAGACTCTTTGCGACGGGCATGATCTGGCCGGTCAGAGACGTGATCATAGCCGTCCCGATCCATCCTGCCTCCGCCATCTCTCCCAAAAGCCCGGATATGGTTCCCAGCCCCGAGAGCATGGCCGTGTCCACTTGATCGGCCATCCCGGGGACAGGGACCGCAGGAAGAGCCTCTCGTTCCAGCACCAGGCGATAAGGACAGATTGTGCCTCGCGCCTGATAGGACCAGGAAAATTCCGCGATCCAAACGCGCGCAGCCAGATCAGCCAGCGAAAAAGAGAGAACCTGCGCGGCCTCCCGCATCGCCTCCATACGGCGCGCGCGCGTCGTCGCCAGAGGCCCCACGAACCGACCTGTCAGGATCAATCGGGCCGGATCATTGCCGACGGAGTCAATCACCCTGCCGCCGCCAAGCAACCGATGGATGACGAGCAGTTGCCGCCCTCCTATGATCAGTTGATCAGGCACTTCAGGCCCGCTCAGAACCATATCCCCCAAAAGCACAGGGGCCGCCCTGTCGAGCTGGCCTATCGCCCCAAGGGCGTTTTCGACCTCAAGCAACGATAATCCCATTTCTGCATCCTGCTACACGAAACCGAAGCTCATATTTGGATATTGCGGCACAGCGATCTCATCCACGCTCGCGCTTCGTGCTCGCAATCCGCTCTCGCTGGCCTGTGAAAAGGACCATCGGTCAGACGCAGCAAAATCCGCGCCGGAATATGGCAGGGCGCTCTCCCGCCCCCCCTGGCCGTCATCGACAGAGACAGCGTCCCCGCCGATGGCAAACTCCCTCGCTGATGTACGGCGCGCCTGTCGCGCAGCAGCGATGAAGTCAGGCACCGCTGATGCGCATCCTCTACCCTTTGAGCCCGCGCTACGACCTGTTGCAGAATATCCCTGTCGGACGATCAGCAAGTCGGGACGCTGAATAGATCGCGTTAGGTGCTCGGTCTTCTCCACGCCTCGCTTCACAGCAGAGAGGATGTTTGGCGCCACGAGTGATCTCGAGGGCGTGGTCTCTGCTATCCCCACGCCTACGCCCGAATAATCGCTAGACTGGGCGCGATGTCCTAGAAACATGAGATGCCGAAGCCCCTCGATCGCGCCTCTTGAAGGCTCGCGTGCAGACACCCCCCGTGCAGCGAGACTGTCGACGATACCCGAAGCAACATCATTCGGGTCGCGACCCGAGGCGACCCGTCTTTTCAGGAAATCAATGGCAGGAACCCGACTTGGCCGCGTCCTTCCCGGTGCGTTCTTCGAAGCACGAATATTCGATCTTTCATCAAGCAGGTCGACGGTCGTTGAACTGGCCGTGTCAGGCGAGACTGGACTGCCTGCAGCGCGCCATACTCCCCGCCGGTCATCTCCGAGCCACGGCAGCGCCAGCCCGACATTGTGAACTCTGAGTGCGCGCGTCACTTTGCTGGCAGCTGTATCCACCGGGAGGTGAGTGGAATCAAAGCCGCCGAAAACAGCATGCTCGTCTATAGAGCCTAGCTCTCCCGACTTCTCAATTCCTTTTCGGCGATTTCCGACGCCCAGGCGATATGGTGGCACGAACGAACCAACCCATCGCCGTGCCGTCATCGTCGCAATCCACCTCGCATCCCTGCGCCCAGAAAAGGGAAAAGGCCGTGCTGGACTCTCTATAAGGATCATACGCACCTACTCCCGCCGATAGGAAAAATGCTCCCAGTCGAAGGAAAACCCATCCTGTTCCGCAAGCACAACACAGGCCGCCACCCGCCGTGCACGCGACCAACCGGTGATAACTGACCACGGCACACCGTTCTTCAGCAGATAGAGAATTTCTCTGAAAACCGGGTGCCCGCTCAGTTTTTTGCGGTGTCCACCATCACGTCCTCCTGTTCAGGGGAGGGAAAAAAGAGAGGTTGGAGCGCCATGACCCCCTCATTGCCGATCCGCCTTGCCAGGTCTCGTACTTCATCCTTGCTGGCTGGCATCTGGACCGGCACACCATTGACCGCACGTACAGTGCAAATCATCTGCGCATAGGACAGCCAGGCAGATGCCGCCGCTCCCGATACAGCGCTTCCGCCAGCCTCAATCAGATCCAGCATGTCGCCGGGGTCAAGTTCACGCAGGGTGAGACTGCGACCCGAACCAAGTTCTACCTCATCAGGCAGTCCCGTCATGAAATCTTGCTCCGTAATGAGGCATAGAACTGCACATGCTGATGGATCATGCCTTCGGCCTGCCAGCGATCCGTCTTCAGTGAGAGCGATACACCGGTATATTCCCAGGTCGTCGTGCCGCCGTCTGGCTCACGGATATACTGATAGAGTGTACCGCTGCCGATGCTTCCAGCATTCCAGAAAGCCGCCTCGATCGCTGCCACCAGACTATCAAGATTGGCGTTGGCACGTGCAATTGTGAATACGCCGCGCCAGCCGCTTGGGGTATTGAACTCCACAGGCAATCCATTGAGCGGTGTAGCGCGCTGGATGATCGTGTGTTGTTCGGACTGGAACCCTGTCACGTCACGCAAATCGATACGCGACCCATTCCACAAGAGCGTAATCCGGCAATCCCGGCCAATACTATAGGGATTGGGCATGGGTCAGACGCTCCCACTGACAGTGCTGACGCTCACAGAAGCACCGCCCTGTAGATTGATAATGAATTTCTCGTTGATCCCCTGATAGCGGACCTGCACATCTGCCTGGACATAGCCGGTCGCGATCCGTTCAATCGGATTATTCGAACTGTCGCACAACACTGCATAGGGCAAGACGCCCCCAGTAACTCCTAGAATACCTTGCGAGAGCAGGTTTGACAGGAAGCCCAGAATGGACGCCCGTATGTTGCCAAACAGCGTGTCATTGATCACGCTTCCTACATACTGCCCCATGGTCCCCTCGAGCGCCCGGGCGAGGTAATTCGTCAGCCGCGTATAGGCATCGCTTTGAATCGCGCTATTCAGGGACGTGTTATGCCCAGCCCGGATCGCCCAATACGTCCCCCCCGGCGAGGGATTACAGATGACATCAATGCCATTCTCGACCAGCAGGGCCAATTCGGCCATGCTGTAGCCAAATCGGGTCGCTTCGAAACCGTTTTTCTGACTTCCCACGATTCCGGTCAGGGGCTTGTTCAGCCCTGATTGCTCGGGCGAAAGAGCCGCGAGCTTGCCCGCAGCAAAAAGGGCGGGACTGACCAATTGCAGACCAAGCGTATCGTCATTCCACCAGAGCCAATCGCCATGCATATATTTGAGAGCATGCGACGATAGACCCAGCGCCGTCTTGCTTTGTACCGCCTGGGCCAGAGTTTCTCCCCGCGGTCCTGCGGCGATCATATAGACCCCTTCGCTTTGTCCAAAGGCAAGCATCGCCGCCATTGGGAGCGTGTCACCTACACCGGCGAGGGTTGCAAGACTGCATCCCTGGGAGGTCAGCGCATAAAGCCCGGTCTTGCTCTCGCTGACGCCGACGAAGCGGGCTGCTGCAGGCTCTGCGCCATCTGTCCCGCCAGCGAGCTGTACAGATCCTGTCTCCACCGCCACGGTGTCATCCGGCATTTCCACGAGCACCAGTGCTCGCACATCCCTGCTGACCGCCTTTTGCAAATCAGCCCAGTCGACCCCGCTATAGGTGGTGGATCCCAGATCCTCATGGGCAATGCTGAGAATGAAGATACCATCCCGATAGCTTTGCTTCGTCAGACTAATTTTCAATCCGTTTCCGGCAGAACCGGTATATCGCGCCCGAATCCTGACGGCGCCCAGCATGGCCTGCGCGGCGCTGTCCGTGTCATCCGTCACGCGCACAAGGCAGAACTGACTCGCACCCTGATGAACGGCCACATCGACAGCAACGCTCAGGTTGGATCCCCAGGCCCGTTTACCCCCAAAGACTTCACGACACTGGCCGACACTGCCAATCACGCTCGGCACATCGACCGGCCCCCATGAGGCGGTCCCGATGATGCCAAGTAAAGACGTAGTACTGCTCGAGACCAGCAGTGTCTCAGGCTGCGCGATCTGGATATACAGATCGGGCACCGGCAGTGCGGCCGTGTTCAGGGCACCACTCTGTATGAGTTGTGGCATGAATGATCCTTCAGTTTTTTGAAAATGGCCTGAACGGCCTAAGGCAGGGCTTGCACTGTCCCATCGCAATCAAGAGTCCAGCCTCGGTATGAACTGGGCACATCCCGGATGGCCGCGATCTCTTCGAGCGCTGCCAAAGGAATCTCTCCTGTCATCTCGTCAGGAGCCACGCCGAATGCATGTCGACTGCTGGCCAGAGCCAACCATCCCCCCCCCGTCACCATCTGAGGCGACCAGATCGACTGGTATCGATCAAAAATGACCTTCACAGACACATCACGTCGAAACAGCAACTGCGTCTGCCCGGCGTCCTGATCTGACTCGCCTTCGTAAAATATCTGTGCCCGGCGTCCATCGGCGAGATCCAGCCAGTCCACTGGAAGGAGCTGGGTTGTGAGCAGATCACCAAGTTCCGCGCGCAAACCCCAGTCGGTCGTCCAGAGGGAGATCCTGAATGCCGCACTCTGCCGCATCAGCAGCCGACTCGATCGGCCATATCCCCCTGTTACCGCCTTGATACGACCGTCAGGAACCAGAATCGCAGCCTCCTCGCAGACCGCACCCGGCATCTGAACCGCAAGGCTGCGCACAACCGATGATGGCGTCTCCCCCGACTGCACAACGTGACGGGCCGAGACGGCCAGACCATCGCCTCGTTCCCAGAGAAGCATGGCAATGCCAAGAATATCCCGGGTCATATCCAGCCTGATCAAAACTTTCTGCGGCTCGATCTCAACGGATATCGCAGGAGGAACATGCATGGTTTCCAGCCATTCCTCTCCAAGAGGAACCGGCAAGGACTGACACGTCCCGGAGACAGGTGAGACCGTCACATAACTGACGGTCTCGCGCAGAGAAGGCGAGGTAAACAAATCGGAGGGCATTAATGGCCCGGCACGGAATATGATCTCTGGCTTCGACAGCAATATCGAATTTGTGCGTAAGGCAGCGAAACGACTGGCACAACAAAGCGCGAGCGCGGAGGCCACCCCCTTGAAGCCCGCCACGGTCAGACCTGCTGCAACGACAACAGAGCACGAATACCGTGCGCTGACAGCTCGACCGACTCAACAAGATAACGGAATGCATGGTCATCCGTGACCTGCATATACGGCATCAGGCAAAATCCTGGCAGAACCGGCATATGCATCATGTAGCTTCCGGCGCGTACAGCACCCGGCATACCGCTATGCCGATCCTCCCCTTTACCCGCCAAGACCAGACTGGCAGGACAACCGTCAACCAGAAGTCTTGGCGCTCCCCGCATCCCCGAAACCGAAATCTGAGCGCTGCAAGCAACGCATAGCGGCGGACGACATGCCTCCATTGCAGATACGAAATGGAATACCTTCCCCTGCCGGAAAAGATCGCCAATGCACAATCCACGCGCATCGCAAAGCGCGTAGGCCATAGGATTCCCCCACATGCGCGGCCTGTGCATCTGAAACCCCGCTTCTGCATCGAAGCAGATATGCGTCGTCCCAATTTTATTCCCGAGCGGAAGGAGTGGATCGAGTATCCGATAATGATCTGCCCTGGATCCAAGCCGACGCGCGGCCTTGGCAAAACCAGTCTCAACCGGCTGCTGAAAATTGCGCATCGGCATTTACCCTCTTCTTGTTCCATGATGCTCGGAAAACCATGAGGCGCAGGGTAGAGCGGCTTTTTTGATCACATGATGACTGATGCTGGATCGCTCAGGTCAGATCCGGGTGCCACACCGAGAAAACTGCACAAACGGCGGCGCCACCAACTGAGCAGTCTGACGCGCTCTGCAAGCTCACGCGTGTTCCGCGTCCAGACCGCAGCACGCGCCGTATCGAGCGTCTCTGAGGCTTCCAAAAGCGCACTTTCCATCTGCGCCAGGGTTGCCAGAAAACACCGGGCACGCTTGCGCTCGGGCTCCGACAGCGTGTTGAGACGCCATTCAAGGGTTCCCGCCGACTGAAAAAAGCGCCAGGAGCTTTGTCCCGTGGTAATGTCCCCCAACGCCGCATAGCCGCAAAATCGTCTGATTTCCGACTTCTCTTCATCATCGAACACGTTATCGGAAACCGGCCCGCAGGAGCCGCCTACCCACAGATCCTCGGTCATTCAGTCAGCGCCCGAGAGCGGCAGCATCCGTGCCAAGACTTTCGATCACGACACCGCGCTTGAGATACGCATTCGTCGCTGTCGGAATGATCGTCACATCCGCCGTGACATCGGTCGGCAGGGCAAAACCGCCAATCCAGTACCAGGATTGCGCAATGATCTGCTTGAGCCGATCAAGCGGCTCACGGGTCACCATCGCCACCCCGTCAATCATCTCGATCAGCGCACGCTCTGCGTCGGGAATATCTGTGTGACCCGCGCACGCGCAATCGCCCTCAATCAGGGCTCCCTGCCCGAGAAGCAACGCACGGTGAATCGGCCCGCCACCGAGCGAGGCCTGCTGCGGCGCCTCGGTTGTAGGCACGAAACGCACACCGAGTAACTCGATGACCTGCCCTGAACGATATTCTTCCGACCCGTAAGCCCCGCGATACAGATATTTGAAATCGGCATCACGGAACAATGAAAGCAACTGTAGATCATCAAGATAGCAGTTATAGGCGCCGTCTATCATCGGAACATTGTTCCGTCGTAACGTCGCAACACCCGCCAGCACATGCTGAATGCCAAGCGTATCACCATCACTCGCGCGCAGATCGGCGGTCGACCGCTTGCCATTTGGCCTGAGCACCAGAGGCGCAGTCGAGGCGATCACGGCATTACCCGTCGTTGCATCGGTTACCGGCACGGAAGCGGAGAGTGTCAACTGACCCGAAATCCCCCCCGGCGCAGTGGAAATATTCACGGCGTCGGCCGCAGCCCCAAGCAGGGTATAAACCCCGCTGCCGATCGTTACCGTCATCCCGGATGACGCCCCAACAGCGCGCACTTGTCCGGACACGATGACGAACTGGAAGCCCCTGATATCATCTACGGCAATCGTGGTCGTCTTCGCCGTTGCCGTTGCCGTCACCCGTGTATTACCGCCGAGATAGCCGCCCACGCCCCCCGCCACCCCACCGTACAGGGCATCGCGCGCCAACCGGTCGAGAGACTGCATCGCCTGCATTCCGTTGGTCTGGGCATTGGCCAGAAACTGCGATGCGATCCCGATCCCGCTCGTCACCATGTTCAAATCGATCGTGTCGCCATACTGATTGATCGAAAGCGTATATTGCTCCACCGACCACCCGCTGGGCGACAACCCATTATCGAAATTCGTATTGCCCGACGCGCGTAGAGGCGTCGTGACCGGCGCCTTGAGGCTTTTGCGTGTCTTGGTCAGGGTTTCGCCAATCGCGTTGGGGAAAACCTCCCGGTCGGCAATGGCTCGAAACCCAAGCCGAGCATGCAGGCCGGTTTCAAATTCCCGAGCCAGAAATCCCTGCTGGATCGCGGCGCGAAGCTGTTCTGGAAAATTATCAATACCCATGATGTCCATCCCGACCCGTTATTCAGATAATCCCGGCAAGAAACTGTCGCTTGCGTGCCGCATAATCCTGCTGCGGCAAGAGGCGCGCATCCTGAGCTTGCGCAGGTGCGGGCCTGGGCGCCGTACCGACGCCCGTCGATCCTGGCAGCCCGATACGTTCCTCGCGAAAGAGAAAGCCCCGCGCCTCACGCGCACGATTCATCGCATCTTCGACACCCGATAGCCCCCCTGCATCGGACCAGCTGATCCCGGAGCGATCCATCAGAGCGATCACGGCATCCGCATCATGCGCACCGAGCCGGATCGCCTCGCTACGCAAGGCGCTCGTCACTGCGCTTTCGCGCGCCTCACTCCTGATCCGCGACAATTCCATCTCATGCGCCTGGACGAGGGCATCCCGCTCGGCAGTGAGAGCAGCCACAGAGGCGCGCAACACATCAACGTCATCCGACATTTCGGCCATTTCCTCAGAAATTCTGCACCGAGGCAGGATCGTGTGCCTCGATTTTCTTCCATTCAGCTGCAGGATCAGAAATTCCAACCGCACAGGCATAAAGACGCGCTGCCGTTTCCCGGCTCAACAACCTGGCTGAAACCGCCTCGACAAGCCCATGAGCGAGAGGCTGAAACTCTGCCTCATCAGCTGTGAACCAGGCCGGCCATTGCAGCGACAAACCGGTGGGGTCCAGATTTCGATACTGCTCGCAACCGATAAGAATCCCGTTCGGGAGCGCGCTGGAAAAGCGACATAGCATTCGGTAGAGCGCCAGGACCCCGCAATCGCCATAAGTTCCACGCAACCTGTCGGCCATCCAGATCAAAGGCTGGCACATCAACTCCATGGCGCGGCCGGATTGTGCCGTGCCGAGCCGATCGCCATGGGTCCGGTTGCCGTGCAACTGCTCGAGGACGAGCTGGCGCAGCTCCCGATAATGGGCAAGCACGGCTCCAGCCGCGGCCCCATTGATCTCCAGCAGCTTCGCATCCCCCTCTGGCGGCAGGGTCAACGCCGACGCGGCGCCTCCCTGTCGCGCAGGCCCCTCAAGCAAATCGGGCGTCTTGAGAACAAGCGTCGGATCGGAACCATACTTAAGCCCACGCCCGGCTTGTGAGAGCAGATAATCCGCTTCTATCACCGTATCGATCGCCCGCTCGAAACTGCATTCGCCGTCCGGGTCGCGCACCGATACTGCCCCCGGATTCCTGATCCAGACCACGGGAACGAAACCAAGCCCATGCATAGTGCTACGCATCGTGTCGAGAGGCGGCTCTCCTTCCTGCTCGACAGGGCGCGGAACCGAAATCTCGACCGCGTCGCATGTCCAGCGCCGTTGCCACCAGAACCGCGCCGCATACTCCTTAGGCTCGACAGGATAACCACTTGCCGCAAGCTCGCGCCCGGTCACCATAAAACGCTCGGTAACACGTAAAAGCGCGCCCGTCGGATCCCATTCTGGCGTCAGATAGGCCGTCTCCAGCAAAGTAAGACAGGGCCTGTTCGCTGAAATCTCCACCCAGATCGCTACAGATCCCACAGAACCCCGCGTAGCGACTTGCATCATGAAGGCGGACAACCCTGCCTCCAGGGCAAAGTTGTTCAGGACTCCTGCGGTCTCTGCCGCTTCCGCCACAACCAGCGGCCAATGGGAATTGCCAAAAAGGAGCGACACCATCTCATCCACGACTGTGCGGCACAGATTGGTTCGCACTGAAGGTCTGCGGTCCGAAAGAGGAATATACTCCCCAGAGACGCTCCTTTCCCGCGCAAACGGATGTGGCAACACATCATATTGCGTCCCTTCCAGAACACGCTGCAAAGCGAGCAGCCGCCTCGTACGCGGCGTCATGCCCGGCAATGCGGCGAATTTTTCCTGCAATGCCAGCCTATCCATGCTTTATCCTCCACCGAGAGAGGCTGAACCATCCCTGGTCCTGCCAGCGACCCTTAACCGCTTGCGGCTCGAGCATCAGTTCGCTCAATGCCCAGATCAACGCATCTGCCCGATCAGGCGAGGCGGCGCCGCCATACCCCCTCATCGAAAACAGGCAGAGCTGGGATTCCAGCTCCGCGAAGCGCCCGTGATGCGCCACCCGCCCCTGTTCATAGAGCGCTGCAACAGGCTCTGCGCGAGCAGATTTCCCGCGTGACGCGGTCACCATCCTGAGCGAGGCTGCAGGGTCGATACTGCGTAAAGTCGCCTCGACAAGCGCGCCGCCAAAATTACGTTCCGCCACGATCTTGTCTGCCTGCCAGAGCGCCGCACTCTGGATGACGCGCCGCGCCCAGCCCATTGGCGTATCGCGCACCGAGCAATCTTCAAGCACATGAGCCATGCCCGCGTGGTCGATCGCCGCCACAACAATGCCGATCTCGTCCGCCCCCAGATCCTGAGGCCCAGAGGCACCAGAGGGGTCAACCGCCACCACGATCCGGCGCATCTCTGCGATGATCGCGGCGCGTGTCTCCTCGCTGACAGCGGCACGACGGCGAAACATATCCATACGCCACAGAGCGCCCTCAACCGCAGACTGATACTCACCGAACAGGAACCGTCTGCGCTCGCGCTCCGGCAGCGCATCGAGTTGATGTAAATAAGCGTCACTCAGATTGATCCGGTTCTGATCCGGATTCATCATCATCGAGGCATAAAGACCCGGCTCCCCGTGCGGCAGACCCGAACGCGGCTCTACGCCAGCTTCGAACAAGGCATACAGCCAGTGATCCGTTGTTGGCGGATTCGCATCGATATATTCCCGTGTCCTGAGAGCACAGCGCTGCGCAAGGCGCGTCAGCAACATGTTGCGGGCGCCATAACTGATCTGGCTTGCTTCGTTCAGATAGATCGTCGCAAATTCGAGACCCAGGATCTTCTCTGTACGCGTGGAATCATCCAACCCGCCGAAAAGGATCGACGACCCATTGGCGAAAAGCACTCTGTTGCTCTGACCATCCCATTTGTATCGCACATGAGCAAAACAGCAGCGCATGACTTTCGGGAAAGTATCCTGAATCACGCTTGCCCTCAGCGCGATCTGACGATGCCTGAATACGCCGTGACGCGAATGCGGGACCCTCAGTGCCCTGACAACAAGCGCCCTGATCAGGACGAAGGTCTTCCCTGATCGTGAGCCGCCGCGCAGCAAGATATGTCGCGCCACCCCACCTAGCAGACGGTTGGCTTCTTCCTGCACAGGGGTCAGCGCAAAGCCTGGCCTAGAGCGCGTCATCACCCTCGTTCAGCGACAATTCGGGCTCGCTTCCTTCCTCAACCGCACGCGTATCACGGAAGGAGGCTGGGCGATGCGCCCTCAACAGCATACGAAGCAGCCCGTCACTATAGCGTTTTCGCGTCACAGGCCGCCCTTCCGGATCGCAGATCAGCCGCCCTCCATATAGGAGTGGCTCTTCATACCCATCCAGAGCGCGACGCCGCGCCTCCGCCTCCAGCAGATCGGTCGCTTCCTCAAGAGCCTGCTTCCAATGCTCATTGAACGCCGGGTCATGATGGCGCCAGTTATACGCCGTCTTGCGATCAATCCCGGCGGCCCGCGCTGCCTCTGAGACATTCCCGCTCTTTTTCAGTTGCTCAAGAAAGGCTTTTTTCAGGGTCACGCCCTGTGCACGCCCTTTTCTGACGAGCCCTTGCTTCATTTTGGCTCCACCTTGTTATCGCAGATCCATGTGTCGTCTTGCGTGCCGCGATTTTCTCGTCTCATTGGGAACCTGCCCCGGGCGAGCGGCATGATTGACCCGATCGCTCTGCCCCATTTCGTCATTCAGCTTGTCCATAGCCCTGCGAACACAGGCAGAGCGAACCGTTCCAATCCTGGAGAAACTGGCGCGCTGGCGCCGACATGGCACGGCGCGTAACCGCATGTTCGGATATGGGAGATTGGCTTGCACCAGATCACTCCAGGACAGATCGAGATCCGCCCGGTGACGCAATTCCGATGACACGACAAACGGACAGACAAATGTCGCGGCGATGGTCACACCGATAACCAGAAAAAAACCCTGGCGGCATGCGACGACGTCTCCAACAGAAATGCTGGCCACGCCTTTAATCCATAATTATGTGATGATAGAAACTGTATACTATGTTTATTCAAATAAATCAATATTTTTTATTCTTATAATATTCACTCAACTGCTCGAGAGCGAGGGCACATTGTGCGACGGTCTTCGTGCGCGCCTGCGCCCTCGGGCCTGCCGGGTAAATCAGTCGGGCCATTTCAGGAAAGCTCATTTCCCGCACGAGCATCATGTCGATACGCGCTTGCACCGCCGTCCCGAGAGTCTCGCTGAGTTGTCTCAGTCTCTCGGCGCATTTTCCTCGCCCCAACATCCAGGTGTGGATATCGCCTTTCTCGACGGGACGATCTGCGTCAGGAGAGTCGACCACCCCTAGTACGGCAAAATCATATTCCTTGCGCCAGCGCGTGGCAGCAGCCACCTCGTCATCGCCGATATCCCCTGCCTCTTGAAGCTTGATCACGGTGCTCAGTACCTTGAGCGCATCGCCCTGCTTTCTGAAACGATCGCGCTTCATGCGCTCGGGCGTCGGCACAACCGCCTCCTCCTGCAAAATGTCCTGCCGTCTCCTCATATCCTGCCCCTAACCCAATCAACTGCCTCAGCCGCGCAACCCTATCGCGTCACATAGTCGACGCTCCATGTCATCCCTGTATCTCGCTCACGGGGCTAACCGCTCCGAAAGGCCACCCTGCGATAGTCCGGGGCGATTTCCTCCTTCCACAGCGCTTGCCAACTCACAGGATGTCCTGCTGGCAGAGCGCCAGTATCATCGCGCTCCTCAGGCCCCGGCCGCGGTATTCGCGCAGAAGCCGGCCCTACCGACATCCCGAGACCTGCCAGAGCGCGGACGAGATCCGCTCCTGTCGCAGCACGCCGACCCTTATCTCGACTCAATCTCATCACTTCCTCCCGGATCCAGCCTTTATGGCATTTTGCCATCGTCGTGCACAGCGCAAGGGTGCGCAAATACCCACTGGATTTGGCAATGAGCCATTGCTATGAATGTCACATGGCCAAACACAAACGCCCTGACACACTTGCGATCGTTCAGCGCGCCATAGGCAAACGCATCACCTGGGCAAGGGAACTCGTCTTCCCCAATCAGAGTGAATGCGCACGCCTTCTTGGCGTCGACGCCTCAACTCTCAACAAGATCGAGAAAGGGGATCGCGCGCCAAGCGTCTTTCTCATCCTCTCTCTGTCGAACCGGCTTCGGGTCTCGACCGACTTCCTTCTGAAGGGGGTTCTGAACGGACGTACGGACGAAGAGATGGCCCTTCGTCTTGCCGCTCTGCACCCAGAGCTGGTGCTCCAGCCCACGGACACGGCGTCTCACAAGGGCAGAAACATGCTTTCCGACATGCCTGATCAGCCCAGGATACCAGATGGGGACCAT